CGCTTTTATTGGGGGCCTTCACCGATATAGCGCTGTAATTTTCATCGCCGCTTACGCAGCGAGTGGGCAATACTCTTTACCCATAGCGGTTACTTCAAGCTCGTCAAAACTGCGATTTATGGTCGCACTCGTTGTGTTGGTTGTCAATACAACGCTATTAAGCGTTACTTGGACACCATTGGATAGAAATACGCTCACAGGCTATTCCTCTACTTTCTCTTTAGTTGGTTTATCTTGCTTTGCTTCTTCATTTTGTTTTGGTACTTCTTGCCCTGTTCGTTTGAAAAAGGCCAAGTCTTCTTCTGCCCACGCCATTTTGTCTCCTATGTCCAGCTAGTTAGTATGGATATTTGTAAATCTGCCGTTAGATAATCACCTGCAGCAACGCTTAAAACACTTGGAGCGCTAACAGCGGTAACATTAAAAACGATACTGCTACTTGCCAGCTTGTTAAAAACGGCAACTATCGTATCTTCAATACCTATTAAGTTTGAGGCGTTATCAAACATAGGTACGGTCATAATAATTTTAAAATTAGCCATAGGCGAAATGCTGGCGTATGAGTTATTGCTAGGGCTGATATATGGGTCAGCCGGAGCTACAACTATTGCGCTACTTTGCATAGTCGCTGGTGGATAATTAAAAACCGTCCACACGCCAGGATTAGCAAGGGCTGCAGCAATAGTGCTACGTAAAGTAGTTATCGCCGCTGCCATCAGCCGACCATACTTGCAGGTGAAAGATACGGAGCTAAGAGGCCCCGGATAGACGCCATAAGCGTATTGGACATTTTAAACGGACTTGGACTATATCCATCTACGCTAGTGCCGCCATTTTGAGTACTAAAACGGCTAGTCCAAATATTCTCAGCTAGCATCAAGGCCGCGGCGTTAATAGCTGGGGTATTGGCATAGGTAGCAGTTTTTGTATCATCACCTGTCATAGTGCCATAAGGCAATACACGCCTAAAGTTTTGATTGGCTGCAGTCTTAGCGTATTGGATAAAGCTATAACCTTTAGGGTATTGCCAATAGTTAAGCTGCATATTAAATGCAGGCAAAAGATTAGCCGTACCGGTGCTAAATGGAATCGTGCCAGTAATTGTATAAGTACCGTTAAAAGTTGAACCTGCCCCGGCAACAGTAACGGATTCGCCTACAATAAATATGCCTGGGTTAGCAACCATCACCGTAGCGACATTACTAACTAAAGCTGTACCTACTACTGGCGCACTATCAAACCACAAAAAGCCGTTAATTAAATCTTGTGCGGCTTGGCACGTATCCTCTATCCAGCTGTAAGAATCGTACAGGGTGCCAACGCCCAGGCTAGCCTTCAAGGTAGCAGCTGTGACATAAGTTGCTGGCATTTTCGTACTCCTTACTTACTTAGGTTTGGTAAGCCTCAAAGGGCTAAGAGGCCTACCAAACTATTAGTGGGTTTTTATTACGTTAGGTTAAAGCGGCGGATACCGCCAGCGATATTAACCATTGTGGCCATATAGCCGTAGATAGCGATTTGTACCTGAAGGTTAGATACAACGTTAACTGACATATAAGCCGTTGGTGATTCAAAAACTGTAAACGCTTCAGGCGCAATAATAAACGCTGATTCGTCAATAGTTGTTGAGACAACGTTACGGTCAACATATAGGTCTAGGCCCATTACGTTGCCCTTAGCTGATGTAGTAGTTGAGTTTCCGCCAGCATTCATTGGGTTAGCCGCTGAATAAATTGGACGCCCAGTTGAATCAGTCGCGCCGAGAAGTAGTGACCATTGGCTAGAACCGCATAGGTAATTCTTAGCAAAATAGCTAGAGTTTGTGTATGCAAGTGGTGCCTCAGTTGAGATGTATGAAATAACGCCAGCTGATGTAGCTGCTACAGCTGTAGCTTGTGTACCACCTGCAGTAAGAGCTGCAATTACTGCAGCGTCAGTTACCTTTAGATAGTTATTTGTCAACTCATTTGTAATCGCGTCATAGAACCCAGGGTCAGAGCGCTCTAAAAGCTCGATGCTGAGCGTCTGCATTCCACTATACTTGGAAATCGTTGAAGTCAAATATTCTGAGACAGCATCAGTATTAGATACTGCTCCGCCTTCAGCTTCAACTGTCACCGTTGGGTAAGTTGTAAACTTAGGACGGTTAATTGTCATTCCACTAGCTGGCACGGTTTGACGGTCAACGCACTCAAACGCTGGGCGCCCGAAGTTGCCCTGAGTGGAAACGATTGACTGTAAATACTGTGTAGGGTTAAATCCTAATCCTGCAGATGAAAAATCATCAGCTGCAGTTACATAAAGGCGTGATTCTTCATCGCCTAGTGATGCCTTTACTTTACGTGCTGTGTACGCGCCCATAGAGGTAATGTCGTGACGTACTCTCTGTGAGTTTAATGCGCTTGGCATAATGATTGGACGAGCTGCCTCTACTGTAGGTGCAGCCTGCTCTGCGGCAACTGGTGCCTCAGGTGCGTTTGATTCGGGGGCTGTAGTCACAGCGGCCTCGCTTTCTGTTTCGGTTTCGGTTTCGGTTTCGGTTGTTGTTGAGTTTATTACTGTGTTAGTTGTTGTAACTTTTGTGCTTTGTGACATAGCGGCATCTAGTGGCATTTCGCCAGCTTGTGCAGCAATACTTTGCACCGCAGCGCTAGTAAATGCGGCGCTCTCTACGAGTGACACTTCGCGTAAAGTGGCAGCGGTGACCAGGAGGTAGTTATCTTTTGGCTCTGATGCAGTAACTTCTACACCAACGGATAGGCCATCCATTAACGCCTCTTGGGCTAGCAAAATTGCATCATTACCACGTGAGCTAGAGCTAATCTTAAAACTAGCGTACAAACCATCGCTTGCGCTGTTGATGGTTTTCATACGTCCTACCGGTTTTGTATTGTCGTGAGACATTAAAAGCTTAATCTTGTCGGGGTTTGCTGCACTAATTGAATTAGGAGCAAAGACAACACGGCCAGCACTTGTGTTGCCGACTTCACCATAAGGTGCAATTTTGCCAGCGATAATGCGGCGCTCGCCGCTATCTACCGCTTGTACTACTCCACTAAACGTTAATAGCATTAGTGCCGTTCCCTTCATTAAGGCCCATTGGGCTTAGTTGTTCCATACTCTGAGCAGTTTGTAAATCTATTAAACCTAAATTAAGCATTTTTTCTATTGCATCTAAACGTGCAGCTGTATCAGCGCGTAAAAATGTTTCATCTAAAGCAAAGCGCACTACGTTACCGTGTGCAGTAATGTCATCCATAGATAAACGATTTTCAATAGCACTAATAAATGGCTGTAGAGAATATGCGACAAACTCTTTACGACCATCAAGAATATTTTGGTAAGTCATACTGTTATTCATATCCGCGCTTATGTAATAGGCGGGTACGTTCATTAAACGCGCTACCTGTGTTGCTAAGTATTGGCTAGCCTCGTTGTACATCATATCTTTAGGACTAAAGCCAATATTTTGGACATCGAGAGTGCTAGTGAGGTACGCCGTTGACCTGCTACTTCTCGCGGCTTTCCAAGCTGCCAAGATTCCGCTTACTTGTGCCTCAGGTAAATCTGCACCGCTGTTTTTAATTACGCTAGTTGCCATAGGTGTAGCAGCTGCAACACTTGACGCTTTTTCAATATCTATAGCTGCTTGAATTGTGCGTGCGCCTGTTTCTAATACGCCAGGTAACAAAGATTGAAAAGTTACAAGCGAACCAATACCGGACATAGGGCATCTAGCTCCATTAACGCTGTAATATTTTACAGTCTCGCCTGTCTCATCAGTTGTAACTGTTACGCGAGTATTAGCTACCCACTCAAAACCGCTAGGCCGTCCATCATCTGCATACAAACTTGTAACGCGCCAATAGGCAACACCGTAAAATAGTAATGAGTCAACTGTGTAAGCAATAGTTACGCTACGAGGCTGGCGTAAATCAGGTTGGTCTAGCCATATTGGAGATTCAAGTTTTACGCCTGTAGATTTTTTATATAACTCTAAATCTATACTAGAGATTACACCTGCAATTAAATTACGGCATCTAGCTACTGCGGGTACTTGTACGGCGGTAAACCTATCCATAAACGGTGCGCCATTACCGCTGGCATAAAGTCCACCGTAGCTATAAACACCTACGCCGTAACCTTGAGACATAACGGCAGGGGCTAGCTGGGCTGTAACATCTTTTTTAGCTATGCCTAAAGTTTGTAATATACCCATAGGGCGAATTGTAGGTTATCCACAAGCAAAAGGTTTACTTAACTCTCGGCGTGTCTATATGTACACCTTAGGCTGAGATATTGGCTTATCAAGATGAAGCGCGAGCATACACATACCGATTACGGATGCCACGGAGCCGCTTGATTTTTTGCGTACTACTCTCCAAGCTGAATCGTTGCTTTTAGCCGCAACGGAGTCCATAGCGACGTTAAGGGCCGGTTGGTCACCGTGAACGACCCGGCGGTTATCTATTGCATCTTTAAAAATAGAGCAAGCATTATAAAACTGAGTACCGCTGCAATCCTCTACCTTTACGCCGGCATTGTGCAGTCTGTCGGCAATATGCTGGCCTGTAAACTTGTCAAACAATACAAGCTTAGGCAGCCATTCATCGCAATAGGCCTTTATGTCAGCTGCAATTTTTAACTGGTCAATAGCTCGGTCAGATTCCCACGTTTTAACAAGGCTAAGGCCAATACGTCCATCAGGCAGTACAGCCCCAGCTACAAGTGATGCGTGCCGGCCTGCGTGCGGCTCAATATCAAAAGCAAACATTGTGTACATACCCGGTGCCATAACAAGAGAAGTGTCAGCGCACTCCTCCCAGCTGCCAGGTGTCCAGGGGCTAGTGTCTGTACCAATCCACTTGCACAATGTCTCAGTCATTACAGCTGCGTGAGTTGAGGTAGCGATAATCTCCTCAATAGCATCCTCACTAATAAGAGTGCCTAAAGATGGATTAGCCATAGCCCAGTTAGCTCTATCCCATATGTCACAATTATCCGGGGCGCTGTACTCGTAATAGCCAACCGATTTAGGCGGCTTAGCTAGCGAGCGCTCGCGCATTTCATTGAGGACGTGGCTCTCTTTATGGCCAGCGTTGCTAGTGTAAAAGCGTTGGCTATTAGGCCGCGTTAAAGTGGTTGACTTAACGGCGTCCAGGGCCTCTACCCCACACTCGCGTAATTCATCCACCCAAACACAGTCGGCCGATAATCCGCGAGCTGAGTCAGTCGTTGCAGCTACAACTTTTACCTCAGCCCCATTTTCTAAGATTATGCGCTCATTACCATTAGTGCGCTTGTAAGCCTTGTCTATATTGCCGCCTTTGACCTGAGCTAATAAGTGCGGGGTACGCTCAATAATGCCTGCCATTATCTCTAGTGACTTAGATGCCATTTGTCGCTGTGAGGACATAATTAAGATATTGCGCTCACCAAAACAGAATAGCCCAGCTAGTACGCGCATCCGCATCATATGAGACTTGCCGGACTGCCTGGCACACACAAAAAGCGCCGATTTTTTTATAAACATATTTGAATCATCTACGGCGCACATATCGGTCAATATAAGTTTTTGCCATTCAAGTAAAGGCTGGCCAATAGCCTCAGCTAGTGCAACTACCTCATCTATACGTGATTTTGTATTTAACCAGGGCGTGTTAAGCCGTGGATGAGTTGCCCCTCGTAGCTCTTGTTTGACTTCAGTTAGCATTTGTTCAATCTGTCTGTAAACCGCGGGTCATCGGGCCTATGTGAACCGTCTCGGTCATTTTTGGGGAAAAAGAGGACGAAAAGACAGGGGGGGTAGCAGTCCGGGCTAAAAAAAGAGCCTGTGACTTATTACCGCGTGAGCTGTTACAACGCTTACAACAGGCCACTAAGTTGTTAGGGTTATAAGCTTCGGACTTATCATCACTCTTAGATACTGGC